TTTATTTATTTCTTGTTGCTTACCTATAAGTGGAGTTACTGCACTCATAGCATATGGAGTTCCTGTATACATATATGGAATAGGAACAATTGGATATTCATTTATAGGAATAATAAATTCATATAAAAATGTATCATCTCCTACACTTACAGTCTTTACAATTCTATTTTCATAAAACTCTACAGAATCAACAATGTTTTTAGAAAAATTCTTATCTTGTTCAAACTTTTTATAAGATGCTTCACTCATTACTTGTTCTTTAATAATAGTAGCTTCATCTCTAGCTTGAGATATTAATTCCATTTCTTTTTCTCGTATTGCTTGAGCAGCCATTTTTTGAGAATTTTCAATCATTAATTTTGCTCGTTCTGGAATTATTTCACCTTCTTGAACTTGTTGTTCAATTTGCATTTGTTTTTCAATTAATCCCACTTCTATTTCTTGCTTAAAAGATTCTAATTCTTCTTTTACTTGCTCTTTTAACATAACAAGTTGAGATTCAGAAGGTTCTATTTTAATATATACATTTCTGTATTTAAATTTTTTCTTTGCATATGTTTCATAGTATGGTAAAATGTCATCATCTTCAGCATCTATATTAACACCATATGTCAAATCTTCTGATTGAATACTATCTGTAAAATCAATATCTCTTTGTGAATAGGATACTACATCAGTTCCTTTTGATACCTTTTTAATTTTTGCTTCAAATTGTGGTAACATATTAATAAGTCTTGCTCTGGCAATATTCTTTCTTATTTGAATAAAGTTCGCATCTCTAAATAAAAAGTCTCTACTAGCAGGGTCTACAAATACATCATAAGGGTCAAGTCTTTTAAAACAAACCTCACCTACTCCTCTATCAGCATCTTTATCAATATCTACAAGAAAATAACCTAATCCCTTAGTAAGTGAATCTAATATTACTTGACTATATAAAGATTTTCCATTTGATAAATACCAACAATAATCTGCTACATCAGCATGTACTTGAGCGACATCTACATCATCCCCAGTTGCTCCTACTGCTTTCCACTTAGGGTCATTAGCAGTTACAAAGTATTTCATTATTTCTATAATAGGTGTTATTCTATTTATAGTAAATGTTGGCATTCCAGATTCTTCCAACATTGTAAGTTCTTCTTTTGTAAGTTGTTCGTTTAGATAAAAATCATATCCTTTTTGACTTACACTTTGCCATCTATGTCTATGGGAGTTATTTACCTTATCCCATATTTGTTTATTTATCTGTGCTTTATTTTTTTTAGTTACTCTTGCCATTATCCTCTAATCTCCACATGAACTAAGTCATCAAATTTATTATCTTTAGTCTCACCATCGCCATCCCAGTCGCCGCCCCAACGAACAGGAATATTTAATTGTTTTGCAATACCTCGAATCATTCCACCCATATAATGAAACCTATCTCTATCTTCCCAATCTATTGGATAAGGAGCGAGGTCTACAGCTTTTCCTTCAATGTGTTTGCTGAACTTTGTTTTAGTTGAGCCTTCTTTTAGTAACTTTTCCTGTCGTTGCTCGCTCCGCAATCCTTCAATGATTGTAACATCCATTATCTTAACTAATTCATTTAAGACATTAACAAGTCTAGTGTCTACTCCTCTTAATCGTTCTTTTGACCTTTTACCAAATCTAGGCATTTCTTTTTCCTTTTATTTCTGCTAAAACATCTTGTTCTGGGTTTCCTTTTCTTTTATTTGATTTTCTAATTTTCATAGGCTTAGATGCTTTTAATTTTGACATAATTTTTCCTTTTTGCTTATAGTGAGGTCTACATAATTTTCCAGCTTCTTCACCACTTAATCCTAATTTTTTTCCTTTAGAAATACATGATGCTTGGGTTGCAACATATTTTATTGGATTTTTTATAAACTTACTTAATGTTTTTACTCTATCTTTATCTATTGGCATATATACTCCTTACGATACTAACCAGCTTTTTGCTTTTCTTTTAGGCTTAAACCATGATTTTTTTTCTTTATTTTTTTTCATATTAGGCGGAAATGAGTGTATTTGTGCGTAATAAAGAGATTCTATTGTATCATCATGAGCCATTTTAGGGCCGAAAGTAAGTATTTCGTTAATCAAATCAAACATATTTTTACGTAAATGCACTGTTCCTGTACTAAAACGTGCAGAAAGTCCAGAATAAATGCGATTTCTTTTTTGTTGCCCACCTGGTTTTTCAGGTATTACAGCTATATCAAACTTATTTAACCTTCTTCTTTCATCATTCATTGCTTGAAATATACTACGATTCATTGCAACATCTTCAACTGTAGATGATGTACAATTATATTTTTGATGTAATTCTATAATAATATCTACTACACCCTTCTTTCCTATTATTTCTCCTGTCTCTGGATTCTTAGAACC